GACTACTGACGTCCATATGATAATAGATAAAAATATGAACTGCAATACAATAAATGCATATTCTAACGCATTGATATAATCCATCTTCGCTGCTTTGCTGCTTCGCTGCTTCGCCACTTCGCCGCTTTGTATTTTCTAATAGATATGCTTAAATCATTTTTTATTATATCCTAATATCATTATATCAATTAAAATATTTTATCTTATTAGGATAATACAAATGAGCACATCTCCTAAAAGATCTACACAAAGAGATTTAATAGAGAGAGTCAAGAATATCATAGATAATAAGAAGTTAAATATTACTGATGCGAATTTTGTAAACGACGATTCTAAATTTATTATCATAACTTATTGGTGGGGAAAAGGAAATATTAATAGAAATACACAAAGTCCTTGTAAAGAACTTAATTACTTGGACTATAATTGGCAGCTCAAAGATGGACAGAAGCTTATTAGAGAACCTGTATTATTTGAGAAAATGATTGATACATGGGAAAAAAACTGTAAAAGTAAAAAATGCAATTACTTTGCACAGGAATATCCCGAATTTGCTGTTCCGGGCGGATATCAACTTGCTATCAATGCAAAACCTTTATTTATCAGAAAGGTTCTTGATACATTAAGAGATATTGGGAGAGAAGATATATCAGTTGTATATATTGATGGCGATATGACTGTTAATAAATACCCGCATATTTTTGATATGTACAATGTTGACTATATGGGCCGTGGGTGGAATATAGACCCTCGTTCAAATATCCACTATAAAACTAAACCGTGTTTCGACCCATTTACATTTGAAACTTCTGGAGGTATTATGTATTTTTGCAATAATGATAATGGAAGAGAATTACTTAATATGTGGGCAAAATGGTCTTTTATGCAGAAATTTCAAGGAAAAGCAGATGACCGAATATTAAGTATGTTAATTAACTCGAAGCAACTTTATCTAACTATGAATATTCTGCAATTACCTATAGAGTATTTATGGCTCACCGATGCTTACGAGCCTCTGGATAAACGCGATGATTATCTTAATAAAAAACATTACTCTCGTAATTATATTCTGTTTGAACACCCTGCTTGTTTAACAAGCGAAGAATCTGCGAGAGACCAAGGAGCAGCTGATGATAGGCAACCGCCTCATTATGCGGAATTGGTTGAAAATCAATTAGATTGCCATTCGGAAGGTGGGGTATTATACGAGTTCATAGTTTTTGATACAAATAAACAGGCAAGAGAATGGAATAAATATTTACAATATATGTCTTCGGAAGATGCATCGTTGGGAAAATATAAAGATGGCGAAAGCATTATCCCATATTATATTAGAAGTTACAAAAGTGGCTATAGTGAGAAAAACGATTTTGTCGTAGATAATACCGAAGATATCAAGGGAATTATCGCATTTTTAAAAAAAGACGCAAATATTAATAAGTACGATTTGTTCTATATAATTTATAATAGCAATGAAACTGCAATTTACGAAGACCATATCTATATAAAAAATAAAGATCATATGGTACTTTATATAATTGCTTTATTGTCCATTAAGAAGATGGTCGTGTGTTTGCCTAAGACTTTGAGTAACTCTGGGTCGAGCAATAAGTCTTTAAAATATATCTTAAAAAATAAAAACAAATTTGAGATTATATGTACTATAAACAATGATAACTTTAATTACCCCATAATAGATGAAGGTGAACCCATATTTTTTAATTATACTTCTGGGAAACTTATTAAATTATTACGAATGAGTGAAAATATTACAGAGTTTAATAAACTTTTAAAATCATGTGTATTGTATATTCAACTCATTAGATGTTATTTTATTATGAAATATTCAAAGACATCTCAGAGCTCGCCTCGTTCTCCTCGTTCTCCGCGTATGCCTCGTATGCCTCGTTCTCTGTCTACTTCACAAATACCCTCGTTAAAATCTCTGTATAAATCTCTAACTTTAGGTAAAAAATCTAAGGGTAGTATTGTAAAAAGTAAAAAATACAAATCTATATAAAAATTGATAGGGTTAATTAATAAAAAAATATCTATTATGGATTACTGTGATATAAGAGCAATCAGAGTAATAAAAAGGAAAAAAGACAGTATTATTTGTTTTAGTTTTGTACAAATGAATACCGAGTATTTTGGCAAACTTATTCGCACAGATATGCAATCTGATTTTATAAAGGAGAGAGATATTAACAATTATATAAATGATAATATAAAAGATTGTAAATATCACACAAAGTTACTTCATGTATATGAAAATATAAGGCTTCCTGATAATTTGTTAGTATTAGTAAGAGACCAGACTACGAATGCCGAATATAATTTAATGATATTCGAGTATTCCGGAAAGAATCCTTTGCGATACTATATTAATAAGTTGTCGCAAAGTAATTTTAATAAAATTATCAAACAGATACGAGAAGCAACGAGTATCTTAAATGGTATTGGAGTAATACACTATGATTTGTATTGCGAATCTAATGTTATGTTAAAAAAAGAGAATAATGAATGGGTAATAAAAATAATAGATTACGGGCTCTCGTATATAGATTTAACAGATAAATCAGATAGCGACTACAATAACATAATTGAGAGTATCGAGCATTTTTCTAAGAAACATATAGTATCATAATCCATATCTTTTTTCTAATTTCTAATAAAATAAAAATTGATTATATTGCTCTTTATAAGATTGCTATAATGTCGCGTATTAAACCGTATACTACAAATCAAGAAACGTGGAATACTATACTTCAAAAAAATCTAAAAATTCCAATGAACCAACGCGAATATTCGTGGGAATTAAAAGAGATCAATAAATTCGTAGTAGATATATTCAAAATTTTTGAAGAAAATAAGTATGTTGAAAAGATGGGTTCTATTATAAATCTAAATTATAATAATGGAAACAATATATACGATGGGCAACAAAGAATTTTAACTACAATCCTAATTCTTCATGTTATTGGTTGTTTATCAAATAAATTAAAAGATAAAATAGCTGCATTATTGACTATAGATACTGAAATTGAAAATTTAACACCTGAACAAACTGTAATAAAGGAGAGGTTTAAGGTCGCTAAAATACCAAAAATATACTGCATCAATCCTTATGATATGGAAAGTTTGGTAAAAATATTAAATAATATAATTGTCCCATGGGTAAAGTTTATAGATAATTTAGATGATATTGAGTCCGTTGATGAAGAAGAAGAATATGTATGTACTTGTAAAGTTAAGATCTCGCGCAAAAGTGATTTTATTAGACACATAACAAAACATCATGATTATTGTATTCCTGAACAAAATAGTAAATTATATTCTGCTTTTAATGAAATATACAAGTTTATTTCTCTAAAAAAATACGATGAACAAGACTTAATAAACTTATATAAATTCATTATAAATGATATTGATGTACAATATTACGATTGTAACGATCCTGAATATGTTAGTAGGATATTTGATTGGGAAAATAATAGAGGTAAATCGGTAGAAACCTTGGATATAATTAAAAATCCAATCATTGTAAATATTCCTGACGATAAGAAGGTGGAAATATATGAAAGATGGGAGGAACTGAAACATAAAGAACATAAGATTATTAAGAATTTTGGTGCAAAAATATTCGATGTAGCTATTCAATTATATAATAACAAATTCCAAAGGACTATAAATCACGAAGAATAATATAAAAAAATTATAGAAGATAGTAATACTTACAATGAGATAAATATATTCTTTATGATTGTAGAGAGACTGTTTGAAATTATTGATAAGATAAGTAAAGATAGATTTGGCAGATTGCTTAATAATACTCAGAGAATATGTTTAAGTTGGGAAGCATATATGTGGTGTTTGTTACCAATATTCTATAAGACTAATAATATAAATGCGGATTTAATTAAACTAATGACTAAATTTTATTTCAGAAATCTTCAATTTAAAAATAGAAATTTCAATAATCTTTGTTATTCAAACGAATTTATTAGAATAACAAATAGTTTTCTGAAAAATAAAGATACCGATTATTATAAAGAGATAGAGGTGTGTCTAAAGAATAATAAACATATATCTATAAATGATGAGAATTATTGTAATTCAATGAAAGATATGAATTTCAAATCAACAAATGCTACGCACTTACTTATGTTCTTAGAAACCTGTATAAATACAGATAAGCATATTGTTCCGCTCGACTATACTCTCGAACATGTATTTTGCCAGAAAGATAAAACAAAATTATCAAATCAGCATCTTATGGATTGTATTGGCAATTTAACTTTATATGAAGGTAAAAACAGCGAAAATGGCCATAAAGGCAACAGTGCTCTGGGTTCTAAACCATATGCGAACAAAAAACAATCGTATAGTAAAAGTAATTGTATGCTTACGCGAAATATATCTCAAAATTATGATAGTTTTGAAGAAAAAAATATTATAGATAGAAGTAATGAGATAATTGAGCAATTAAATAAATATACCAATTATTGATTTATATGAATTATACTTTTGGTCTCGTATTATATCTATAAGGTGGTATATAGACTGGAATTGTTATTGTGAGATTCTTGTATTTTTTACGTTCTTCTTTTTTTTTATATGAAATCATTTTATTTAAAATAGTTTCGTCAGACTCAGTATCATATTCGTGCTTAGCTACATCATGTTTCATATAGTATTTAATGAATTTGTAATATTCTTTTGTTAATACTCTAAACATAATAGATACAATATCTAAATTATAGCACATATAAAATTCGAAACAATATATCTCATATTGTTTTAGTAATTTGCTTAGAATAATATCATAGTTCCCGTATTTTATCTTTGTAGATAAATCCTTTAACATTGCATCACACTCATCTGGTGCCTTGTATACCTTCTTATTATCATCGTGTCTAACAATATAATACATCTTTTCTGTAATAATCTTATTTACTTCATCTGGAATATAAGATGAATAATACTCTTCGGTATTTGTGTTATCTGGCTCCATAGGATCCATATGGACTTTTGTAAATGTATTGATAAATTTACTCATTTTGCGCTTACAAGCTTCTACGAATCTTTTACAAATTGCTTGATGGTTAGATGGTTATATAATATTGTATGGCCTTAAGTCAATTTTTTACATTTATTGGAATTATTTCATCTGTTATTGCAAAGGTATAATTTAGAAAAATATTGCTTTATATTATAATATGTTATATTATTTTCCATGGCAAAATCAACAATATAGAATATATAAGTGCAAATTGTCCGAGCATTCTGATTTAGATAAAATAAGAGAATGGGCTATTTCACATAGTTTTGCTCATTATACTCGTTTTGCTCATTATACTCGTTTTGCTCGCTGTACCAGTTGGAGGTACGATATGCTTCCTGCAGACATTTCACTGTTATATTACACTATTGCAACAAATAAAAATATAATAAAAATGTTTCAGGATAATTTTGGAAAAAATTATTATATAGATATTATCAATGATATGAACGAGATATGCTTAACGCCCCCATGTGTAAATAATGATAAAAGCAGCACGAGAAGTATAGATGGCCCATATTATCTATTCCCTTTTGCATCTTGTTATTGTATTATCATAGGTTTAGATGATAATTGCAATGTAGTTACAAGATTTACCATGATGCCCCAAGATAATATTGTAAAAAAAGGAGATGTTTTAGCATTTGATTATCATCGCGAAAGCCATTATATGTATAATAAGTATAGTAATAGTAATTTGCAAGTAGTATTGAAGATACATTATTGTGTATATCCTCGAAGCGCATATTATTTCGGAAAAGCTCTTGGTCTGTTATCGGCGTATTACAATAATGCTTCGATACGCCTAAATACAAAAATAATTCACGACATAGAGTATTACATAGGATTTAACAATATATCCTTTTTACTCTTATTATTTTACATTTCTAAGATAACGCATTATAATATTTTTCTATTTGGATGCTCGGCTATTTATTATTTTCGTAAAATAAACAGGGTTCCCGATAACTGCAATGTTTGTATTCTTAAGCGCGATCTTGGATTTTACTATACCGTATATTCCTTACAAATTTACTATATGTATGTTAAGAATTTATTTACTTCTCTATATATTTCTTATTTTACAAGTATTATATTTTTCACATTCTTATATTATGATCTGAAATATTTACATACGATATTTCGGTAAAAAATTAGTTACTATGTAAATATTTTGCTATTAAAGCGAGAGCACTTGTATCTCTTTTTTTAGGAAATTTTTTTAGATCTATTAATCTTTTTTTTGTGTATACTTTATCATATGATAGAGTAAATGGGATATCTCTAATGTCTACAGGCATAATTCCAAGTTAAGTCCTAATTATCAATTTTTCAATATATATCAATATATCAATCGTATTTAATAAGTTTATCTAAGAAGTTTTGTGAAGCCTCGTGCGTTAATTTGTAATTTTTCAATATATATAATATAGTTCTGCATTCTACTTTAGTAATTGTGCCTCCGTCAAATATTTTCAATAATAATTTATTAGAATCATCGATTGAAATTCGTCCGTCACCCTGTCCTTTTATCAATTCATCGGCCATATTTAATAATCCAGCGTCGAAATTTAGACCATCTATTATCTTATAATAATTTATTTTGTTATCCATTTATAATACTCAAAGAAAACTATTGAAGAAAAATGGCGCACTTTTAACTATCGGAGTATCCGTTATAAACTCGCTAAGTGCAAAATAGGTAATAGCGAGCATCGCCAATCTGCCGTTATTAAGTTCTTTAAGTTCCAACTTAGTTTTAGTAACAACATCCTTGTCTCTATAAAAATTCAGAGGATCGAAACCCAAATCTCCTGCAATACTGTTCTTATCATATTTTTTACTAACAGCAGCAAGTTCAAGTGTAGTTGCGAATACAATAAGGGTCATAAAGAACACTGGGTTAACTTTATCGAGTCCTCCATTTAACAAAGAAGGGGTCTTGCCATTTATAGAAAGCAAATTAGCAGAATTAGAAATATCAGATAAATAAGGATTATACAATTCAGACAATGGCCATCCTACAGTTGCAAGCATTGCGAGACGCCCATGTTTAATTTCGGATTCTCTGTATTTTTTCAATGTGATAATATCAGTAGAACAATTTAGTGGATCAAATCCCTTGTTTCCCAAAGTAATAGATGCTTCTCCTTCGGCCAAAATAGAATTTTCATTCAAGAGACCGAGTCTTACAGCATTTCTAACAAACAGATTTCCGCCATTTTTAATACCAAATTTCTTAATATTTTTCAATCTTTCAAATTCAAGATAATCTAACTCCTCGTCACTATTAAGATCTGCGATATCCATATAATTCATTTTTCCGTAAAAAATATCCAATTCTTTACTATCCAACTTTCCAGACCTATCGATATCAATATCATTAAAATTATCCTCTTTAGCCATACATACATTTCTCAAAGTACGCAATTTAATATTTGGGATATTAGTAACAGCAACAAAGCAATCGCAATTAGTAGCAAAGAATACTGCGAGCAATAGCATAGACCTGAACGTAAATCTAAACATTAACACGAATTATATTGATATTTATTATATATCTTAATATATTCTTATATATTTGTATTATATATCATATAATATGCACCATTGATGATATATATAATTTAACGAGATTTTTTTACAAATAATAATTATATATATCAAATCTATAAAAAAATATAGTAATAAAATAGAAGGTGAATAAATATGGCTCGGGTTCCCAAAGGTCCCGAGAAACAACCATTAACTTATTTTGACGGAGGACTCGAACACTATCCGTCAGGACCGTTTAATGGTGCAAATCCGAATAATTTATTAAGAGGAGAAGAACTTATAACATACCAAAATAATGAACAACTGTATGGTCACGACGAAGCTTTTAAAATGATGCTTGTAGAACAAGCAAAAAAAGCAATGGAATTACAAAAATCGAATTACAAGCTATCTAAAGGGCCTCTTCAACCACGCGAACAACGCCCGCTTGTCCTTTCTACTAAGCCGGCAAAGACAGGACCGGCAAAGACAGCACCAGCAAAGACAGGACCAGCAAAGACAGGGCCGGCTAAGACAGGACCGGCAAAGACAGGATCTCCCAGAGGAGCAAAAGGTAAAATGGGCGGAAAATATAGTAAAAATGTATATAAAAAAGTAGGAAAAAAAGAGATTTTAGGAAAAGAAAGAGTTATATACAAAACAAAGGGTTCCAACAAAGAATATGTAAAAAGCAAGGGTATGTTTACATCTGTTGCTGAATATAAAAAAAATAAACAGAAATAATAAAGTAAAAAAAAATGCGTAATTTGATGCAGATATTATGAAGCTATTTTCACATTTACTACACAGCGATTCCCTTTGGTAAAAGTTCTTGGCCAATAGCCTTCTAATGTATAAATGCCATTGCTAACTAAAATATTTTCATAATATCTGTATCTTTACCGGATAACTTATTATTTATCATATCCGGTAAAATCAATTTTTATTTTTTTAACATTAAAAAACTTTTGCACTTTCAGATGTATAATTTTTGCACAATGGATTTCCTAATATAAATTTAACTATAGAGAATTCCTTACCATACTCTCTATATTTTTCTATAGCATATATAATAAAGCCCGTAGAACCAAGGATTATTATAACTATAAATAATATGTTCTGGACCAATTTATATTTTCTAAATTCTTCTTCCTTATTTTCCTCTTTTTTCTTTTTAGCTATTGAATTTAATATATATGAAATTAACAATATTATTATTATTACTATCATAAATATGAAAGATGTTCTTGTCGTTATGATAAATATAATATAAGTCAGTAATGTGAAGCCGAAAGATGTTAATAGATCTTTGTCGGCATTTTTAGGATCAGTTAGTATAACTAAAAAGAACAATAGTAAAAAGGTCATCAAATGTTTGAAATACATATTTTCGTTTAATGCATATTGCAACTTGCAACCCAATGTTTCTTTAGAAAAATTACAGAAAATCAAAAGATATAACGCGAATAAAGGAACACCCAATTCAGCTATGTTATCCAATGCTTCTAATGCCATATTCGTATATAATATCTAATATATAATATCTAATATATTAAGATATTTTTTATTATTATCGAGTTTTTTTAGAGGTTTTTGTAAAAACAGTTTTTATTGCAGTTTTAGAGTTTTCTCTGTTAAATTTGGAGTTTTCAAATATAAATGGTAGCAAGCCAAATTTATCACCATAAGTGTTGTACTTATCTGTGATATATATGATGG